TATTTTTGCAAGCAGTAATTTTTTCTGTGAAATTTAGACGAAAAAAATCCCGCTAGTTGCGGGTTTGAAACGGGGGATTATATGAAGTCAGCTACTGTTAAAATTGAATGCGACACTCAGCCATTAACATCATTTACCGAAATTTTTGAGAGTTTTTTGCAGCGTAGCAATAGACTTTTCAACTTTGGCGAACTCGGTTTTGAATTGGTTCGCATCGATTGTGATTATAGTACCGCAAGTGCAGGTAAAATTATTGTGAGATTTTATCCATCCGATGCTTTTCTTGGTTTTGCGGGCGCAATTTTCACAAGGGATTTCGATTTCAGCACTATCAAGTAAGTTTGGCATAGTAGCTCCTGGTAATTATCGCATTTGCTCAGGAATGCTTGGCATGCCTTTAAACCCTGCTGAAGAGGCGATGCCAGTTGCTATTAAATCAAAGGTTGATAATCCAACAATGATAATTGTTATGACTGCGCATGTAATAATGGCACCATGCGTTTGTTTATTAATAATAAGTTCCATCATTCGCGTAAATATGTATGCAGCTATCATTAATCCGATTGCAGGTATCATGCATTACTCCCATTTATCATAAAAATAACTTATTCACTAGTAGTAGCTTTTTTCGATGCGATTATAGCTTGGCCGTTTGGGGAATCGGCAGGGATGATTTGTGTTCCTTTGCATAGTTCACATACGCTATTGCGTACAAATGTGCGTGAAACGGAATAAGCGAGAGGGGCAAGCAATATCCAATAGGAGCTAGAGGCTGCGATCACTATGAAAATTGCCCAGATAATTACTTCAACAGCAAAGCTGCCATTCGCCACCTTTTGTGGATAACCTACGTGTCCACATGAAATGCATATCTGCTGTGGATCGTGGATGTTCATTATTATTGATCCTTGATTCTTTGATCAACAATCTGCTTTAAAAGCTTGTTTGTTTCTTTAGATTCCTGAATTTGTTGTTCTATCAATGCTTTTGTACCAAATATAGCAAATGGCAAAAAGAACCAAAGAATAGCAAGTACAACTAAAAACATAACAACGACGAACCCTATCCCAGCATAAGTCTCTGTCAATTTCATCCCCTTTTTAAAAATCTATTTTTTTCTGAACTTGCAATATATAACGTTATTCATTTTAAGTTCCGGTTTCTTTTGGTGGATTATGGCCGTTTGGTTTTGGCTCTGGTTCAGCAAGTGAATCACTAATTTTTACAACCTGATATTTTGTTGCCTCATCCATCTGCCGCATTGCGGCAACTACTTTTGCCTCTGGGGAATTATTATATGGACGAAGTGAGTCAAACATTTCACCAGTCCCATCTCTTACATATTTAATTCTAAAGTTCCACTCATCCGCAAGGTCAATTAGGTAGTCTTTAGGAACACCCCTTATCTTCCAGTTTCTAATGTGCTGGTCTAAAAGGTTAAATTTCCTAGCTAATTCTGCATCTGACAGCTCTATTCTAAGAGATTTCATCACATTTCTTAATCTTGTGTAGCTTTCGTGTTCCATTTCAGCAATGTAATTCATGACACATCCTTTTGTGCTAAACAAAATGTTTTGTTTTTTTGTTGCAAATACTAAACATTTAGTTTAGTATTTGCGAATATGATTTCTGAAATTATTAAAAAGCATGGGGCAGCCTCGTTAGCTAAAAAGCTGAATGAATCTATTCAGACAGTTAATAACTGGGTTAAGAGGGGAGTCCCTCTTGATAAGGCTGTTGCATTTTGCGACGCGGTAAATTATGAAATTTCACCGCATAAAATGTATCCCAAACAATATCCGCACCCTATGGATGGTCTGCCTGACCATCTAAGGCTTTGTGCAATTGTTCAAGACTTACCACCGGCGCACGGTCCGGAGTGTTGTGCAATACAGACAGCACTAAGTACGTAACCGCTGCTATGACTATAAGTCGCATTGTGCATCTTCCTTAGTTAATCCACTCAGCCAGGTAATTTTGGTTGAGTGGCTTTTTCTCTGGTTTATGAATTTTTCTTAATTTCAGGATGCATTGTTTTAAAACAGTTGTTTACGTTTATTTATAAGGAAGATCAACGTGAAGATTACACATTTAGCATATCGAATCGCACATGAGTATCGCGGCGGCGTTGTTGCTTTAAGTAGCATGATGGGCAAGAACGATAGGGTTATGGCCAGTAAGCTCAACCCGAACATCGATACTCACCACTTAAACATTGAAGAGCTTTCAATGTTGGCAGACTTTACCAACACTAACATCGAGGTAGCTCAGTATTTTGCCCAGAAACAGAATGCTGTTGTTGTCGAGTTGCCTAACATCCCTGCCGATAGTGATATGTCATTGCTCGATAACTACATGGACATCATGAAAGAGCTTGGGCAATTGTCCACCGAGTTTCAGTCTGACTTTGCCGATGGGAATATCAATACTAAAGAGTTTGAACGGATTGCCCGTCATGTATCGCAAGTGCAAGCGCGACTATCAGCATTCCAGTATTCAGTTAAAAGAATCGTTAGATGACTGACATCTACGATCAGGCGACAGAACGCGAGATGCGTGACCGTGAACTTGCGCTGCAGAATGTTCGCGCAAGTGCCGGCACTATGCCAACACTAACCGCTAATGGCAAGTGCTATAACTGTGACGACCCGCTTGCAGATGGGCTTACGTTCTGTGATACCGACTGCCGCGATGATTGGCAGCTGCGTTTTAATCGCAGTAGATAACCCCGCACCCCACGTCGAGATTAAAGAAAAATGACACGGCAGCTAAACAATTTAGTAAACAGCAAGGCCATGGTTAAGGGGTTCGTAGGTACTTCTACGATTTTAGCGATTACGGGTCGAAGCGAGCGCTAAATGCCGCTCATACACAACATTTAAACATACTGAACATGGCTATCATCAATATAAAAACGAATTTTAAAGATGTGCAGAAAAGCCTGGATAAATTGAACAGCAATCTGCAGCAGAAAGTTGTGCCGGCTGCGCTGAATAAAGTTGTGGCGAAGGCCAACACGACGATGATCCGTGAAATCACTGCAGAATTCAACATTAAATCAAATGAGGTGCGCTCGAACCTAAGAGTGATTCGCGCACAGCGTGACTTTAGTAAATGGTATGCGAAGCTAGACCCATTTGCAAAAAACAAAAAAGGCCGCGGCCTTAATCTGATCAGGTTCACAGAAAATAAAGTCAGTCTGGCTGAAGGTCGTCGCCGTGCAAAATCTGGAACACAGCAGGATCTACGTTTTCAGATTAAACGCGGTGCAGGCAAGAAAACAATCAAGGGCGCATTTATAGGCAACAAAGGCCGCACTGTGTTTGCGCGTACTGGCAAGGAGCGCTTACCAATTAAAGCGCTTACTACAATCGATGTGCCTCAAATGTTTAATACCCGCCGCATCAATAAAAAGGTAATTGCACGTATTAACTCTGAAATGTCGGTTGAATTTGACCGGGCCATTAAGGCCGCGCTACTGGGTACATTCAAATGAGTACCTGGGCGAACTATGATGATGTGATTTCACAGCTGCAGTCGTTTGGGCTTGATACTTCCAAGTTTGAGGTTGGCACAAAAGTCCGCTGCCGGGCTGATGATTCAAAAGACAAGAATGCTGGCTGGTATTGGCTGCATGAAAAAGTAATTGACGGGCAAGTTTACCTGGTGGGCGGCTATGGCTACTGGGTTGGTAACAACAACAACGCCCAGAAAATTGAACTTTCAAAACAGTGCCAGCAATGCAGGCATGAAATGTCGATCACAGCAAAGAAATGCCCGAAATGTGATTCAGCAAAATTCAGTAAACACCAGCTTTCAGAGGATGAACGCAAGGCGATCGCGGCGATGGTTGCAGAAAACAAGAAGCGTGCCGAAGCTGAGCGTAATAATGAAATTGAATCAGCTGCAAAAATAGCCAACGAAGCCTGGTACCAGTTAGGTTCTGAAGGTGATTGTGATTATCTGCAGAAAAAGAATGTTAAAAAGCCATCTGACGTAAAGTATGGCAACGGTACCGAAATAACGATTGAAACAACAGAGTTTGGCAAGCCGGTTTATCTGACTGTGCCAAATGATGTGAACACCATGATTATTCCTATGCGCGGCATAGATTCTAGAATATATGGTTTACAGATCATCAGGGGTAAAGGCCACGGCAATAAACTTGAGAAAGAATACTGGCCAAAAGGGCATAGCAAGAAAGGTAAGTTTTTCAGTATCGGTTCTCAGACTGACATTATTCTGATTGCTGAAGGTTTTGCAACCGGCATGAGCCTGCACATGGCAACCGGGTATCAGGTAATTGTAGCGTTTGATGCCGGGAATATTCTGCCAGTAACGCAGGATATCCATAAAAAATACCCTCGTGCCAAAATTCTTATTTGTGCTGACGATGATTACCTGGTGAAGTGTCCGAACAAGGTTGGAGAGGGTGAAGAAAAAACCCGCTGCAATCATATTTCACCATCTGGCACAGAATATTGCCAGGCATGCGGCGGTGATCTGTTCTATATCCGCGACAAACAAAAGATTTATCTAGGTGATGCCGGGGTAAAAGCAGCTGAAGCCGCATCAATCGCGGTTGGTGGTGCCTGGGTTAAACCTGAATTTCCATTCGACCGCGAAGGTAAAAAGTTAACCGACTTTAACGACCTTGCAAATTCTCCTAATTGCTCAGAAAGCACCGTAAAGGTGCAGATTGAGGACAGGCTCCTACAACTTGGTTGGGGTATTCATGACGTGCCAGAGGCGCGGCATATTACACAGGGGGGCGGGGGTGAGCGTAAGCAAGCAGTTTCTATTATGGAGCTGGACGATGCAGTTGCGCGATATATCCCATTAGATGACGGTAGCGGTAAATTTGTTTTTGATACCTGGACAAATCGGGTTGTACAAAAAACACAAATGATTGAATTGTTACCAGCTCGTGTAAGAAGTGATGACATAAAAGACCATTATTTATGGAAATCGCGTGGGGCATATTATCTTGATCAGATCGGATTTGACCCTAGCGGTAAGGACGAGAAGGTAAAACTAAATACCTGGACTGGATGGGAAATAAAACCGAAGGCAGGTAGCTGTGAGAAGTTGCTAGAGACACTTGAGCACCTGTGTAGTAAAGAAAGTAACAGCGACGATGTGCTGTGGTGGATTCTAAAGTGGATGGCTTATCCGCTGCAGAACCCCGGCGCAAAAATGCTATCGGCAATCATTTTGCATGGTCCGCAAGGTACAGGCAAGTCTCTAATATTCAGGACTCTGGCTACCATTTACGGGAAATATGCCACTGTTATTGGCAATGGCGCTATTGAGGGAAACTTCAATTCAGATTGGACGGATAGCAAATTATTTATTCTAGCTGAAGAGGTTGCAACCAGTGTTGACAAATGGCAGATAAAAAATGAATTAAAGGAGCTGGTGACAGGTGAAACTGTGCGCATAGAGGGTAAATTTAAAGACGCATACAGCCAAAAAAATCAAATGAATCTAGTGCTACTTTCAAATGAGGATGTTCCTCTTCCAATTGAAAATGACGACAGACGGCATTTGGTTATATACACACCCCCATGCTTACCAGAAGACCATTATATCGACACCTTACTGGAAAGAGATAATGGCGGTATCGAAGCCTTTTATCACTATCTGTTGAATATTGATTTAACAGGTTTTAATCGCTATGCAAAACCTCCTTCAACCGTAGCAAAAGACAACCTTATAAAGCTTAGCTTGCCAAGCGACCGGCGCTTTATTAAAGAGTGGATGGAAGGTGAAACTGATTGGCCATGTGTTCCGTGCTTATCTATGGATCTGTACCAAGTATATCTTGCCTGGTGCAAAAAGAACGGGGAAAACAGGCCGCGGCCATCTAATCAATTTTTAGGCATGGTTAACAATTTAACTGGATGGCAGTCCGGGTTAAAGCGGGTATATGAAGATCTGAATTTTCAGGGGAATCCAAAACAGAAACGCATGGTGGTACCGCCACAACAAATAACAAAAAAAATTGGCAATAAAAAAGAGCAGCAGCTTATATATGCGGAAAAAGCACCGACAGAATCTGAACAACAGTGGCTAACCGGGTTTGTAATTGACTTCAAGAATGCGATTGAGAAAAACAAATGAGTTTTTATCTCATAAGTGACATGTGTTACAGGCTATGTTACAGGCTTGAATTTATAAAAACCTTTATAAATCAAGGCTTGTTACAG